TATATTCTGTAATAGTTGCGTGATGCGCACTACTTACTGGGTTGGTTGAACCATGCTTCCCATTCTTCGTCAGAAACGGGCCACATTATGGATGAACCTCAAATGGGTGATCATCAAACGTTGGCGTATCAGCAGACATAAGTTTTTTTGCCAACTCATGATGTCCCAACCTAGCCAGTGTGGCAGCTGCTCTTGCTCTACCTAGTGCTTCAAAAAACTCTATAATTGTGTTAAACATTTTAAAACCTTGTATAGGGCTGTTTGCCCTGCATTAACATATGGTATGCGTATTCCCAGTCTTTTGAATATTCAGACTTGGCATAACGCATAATTTCTTTATCGTACTTGCTGTCGCAGAATACTGCAACAAGCTGCTTTAGCAAATTATACATACCATCTAGATACTTGCTGAGTACGGCTTTCGCCACTGATGATCATTGCATTGAACAATGCACAACCGAACGATTTGATGGAGTTTTTAATTTTAGTAACCATACTGTGAGCTCCTTAGTGAGCGCTCGTATGTGCGTACTAGCTGTTCTAGGTCTGCTGTGCAGGTAGGGTTCTTGCTCTTGATAAAGAGTTCAAGTTTGCGTTGATTAGATGTGTCTAACCGAGTTACCACTCCTTGTAAGAGTGCTTTTAGTTTCTTAAACATTTTTTATTTCCTTGTATATGTGTGTGTGATTTTAGGAATCAACTATCCCTGGTCTTTGCCAGTGTCAGTCAGTTGTAAGGCGTAGCAATCGCCCAAGTCTTTCCTTGTGTCATCAGTATTAACCACTAATGGTTTTTACTAACATCTTTATTTATACAATAATACACTCATTAGAGTAATTTTCCTATGGTGTTTGCATGGATTAAATAGAAAAATTAATAGACTTGTAATCAAACTGTAACATATGTACTACTAAATAAAGCAAGATGCATTATAAAAGTATATTCATAAGTGACATACATTTAGGTACACGGGGGTGTCAAGCAGACGCTCTCTGTGCTTTTTTAAAAACACACACCTGCGATAATCTATTCCTAGTTGGCGACATACTAGATGGCTGGAGACTACGCAAACGTTGGTACTTCCCGCAAAGTCACGCTAACGTAATACGCAGCATATTAACGGCAGCTAAACGCAATACCAAAGTATATTATATCCTGGGCAATCATGATGAAGGATTAAGAACTTTTTTAAAGTTTGACATTAGCTTTGGACGTATTAAAATCCTAAACAGGTATGACTACACAGCAGTAAACGGCAAAAAGTATCTAGTCATACATGGCGATTTCTTTGATGTACTAATGAAAGATAAGAAGTGGTTAATGCACTTTGGTGACACGCTTTACAATAGCACGATATGGTTTAACATACAGTTTAATCGTGTTAGAAAACTAATAGGCATGAACTACTGGAGCCTAAGTAAATGGCTCAAAGACAATACCAAACAAGCAGTTAAGTTTATCAACCGCTATGAAGAATATGTAGCAGAGTATTGCGAGAATAAAGGCTACGACGGAATCATCTGTGGTCATATACACCATGCAGAGATTAAGAAGATAGGCCGTATAGAATATATGAATGACGGCGACTGGGTAGAAAGTGCTACAGCTTTGCTAGAATACCTAGACGGAACATTTGAAATCTACACTCACAGCAACCCAACTTAGGAGTCAGATGATGTGGTTATTGATAATACTAGCAGTACACATAAACGATCCAAGTGATCAGCAGGCGAGATTAACGATGCAGTTTCCAAGTGAACAACAATGCCGGTCAGCGGCTGACACTCTTGGATACGATATAAAATTTAAACAATTTAAATTGGAGGCAATATGCTCTCAGAAAAAATAACCATAGTAGTCCCTTGTAAGAATGAAGAAGATTATATTGAACACTTATTAAACGACCTACGTAAACAACAAGGCATAGGTAACACCAAGATTATCATTGCTGATGCAAGCACAGACAATACTCGTAAAGTGATCAACGAAAAGAAGAGCAACTTAAACGTACAAATTATACAAGGTGGCCCTGTAAGCGAAGCAAAGAACAACGGAGCCAAGCAAGTAACGACTCCTTACATACTGTTTATTGATAGTGATGTACGTTTCTTTTCAGACAGTGTTATCGTTGACAGTGTGCAAGCACTAGAACAGCAACAGTTAGATCTAGTAGGGCTGTATATCAAGTGCTATGACAATGACGTTATAGCTAAGGTAGGGTTTACGTTATTCAACGTAATCAACAGTGTGATGCAACACTTTGTTCCATTTGCAGTAGGCGCATTCATGCTCACACGTAGAGATAAGTTTGAACAGCTAGGCGGCTTTCCTGGTAAGTTTCAAACTAGCGAAGACTTCTTTCTAAGTAAAATGTATGATGTTAAGAAGTTTAAACTACTTAACCATTACTTTGGACAAGACAGCAGACGTTTTCAAAAGATGGGATACTTTGGCATGGCCTGGTATCTTATTAAGAACTTTTTAAATCGCAACAATCAGAAGTACTGGGATAATATGGATTATTCTAAATATTGGGATTGACATTTAAATAAAGTCGTGTTAGTATAAAAGTATAGGAAAAAATATGAATATCGCAATAGCAGGATACGGTTTTGTTGGCAGAGCTCACGCAGAAGTTATGCAATACCGTCATTTAATTACTGTATCAGACCCAGCATTTCCTGAGTATAGCCATCCTATACCTAAAGATACAGATGCACTAATCGTATGTGTATCAACTCCGCCGCATGAAAGTGGGGCGTGTAATGTCAATAACGTGTACGATGTAATATCAAACACACGTTCAAATATGCCTATTCTAATTAAGAGTACAATTAGTTTAGAAGGCTGGGATGCAATTAGAACAGAGTTTCCTAAGCATAGTTTAACATTTAGCCCAGAGTTCCTTGTTGCTAAAACTGCAACAGAAGACTTTAAGAATACTTCTCACTTGTATTTTGGCGGAGACGATACACAGTTTTGGCACAGTGCATTTGCAAAAGTATTCAAAGACTTTACTAGTACTGCAACAAGTGTTGAAAGTCTTATCCTAGGCAAGTATATGCGCAACAGTTTCCTTGCTACTAAGGTTGCGTTTTTTAATCAAGTCTATGATCTGTGTGCAGCGAACAATTTAAACTATGACGAAGTTGTTGCAGTAGTAGGTGCTGATCCTCGTATTGGTATGAGTCATACTTCCATCACAACAGAACGCGGCTTTGGTGGACATTGCTTTCCTAAAGACACTAGCGCAATCGTAAAAACAGCTCAACGCAGTGACATTGAGCTGAGTCTAATTCAAGAAGCTATTGCGTACAATAACCGTATTAGAGGTTAAGCCTCTTTGTTATAGTTTTCTAGGTGTTTGATGTATTCATCCATTGAATGATCACTAAAGCTATCTATCTTGCCTTGCTTTAGTCCCATCCAGATACCGCGCCAACGATCTTTGATCATTTGCCATCCAGTTGGGTTACGAACTTGTCCGTAGGCATTTAGGTAATGCTGTATACCGTGATGTCTAAATCCTAACAGCATAGGAGGAACAGTTGTAACAATATCGTTATTGTTCTTCCAACGATGATGCACTACGCCTAGGCTTTTAACATAATTAGGCCACCCTACTCTAGGCGAACCGTATGTGTAAAGCTCTTGCGGATTAGGAACGCTTGCATAAAGTCGGCAACGACTTGCCATAATAGTTGCCATCGCTGCACCCAGGCTGTGCCCACAGAACCAAACTGCCTTGCTTCGATTAACTGTACGAACTAGGTCGTCACATATCATTGGCCAAAGTTCATCTACTTCTGCTTTAAAGCCTTTGTGTACTCTACTGATAGTTTCTGCAACTACTGGAATAGCCCGCAGGTCTGCTGCAATGTCGTTAAACTGTGTAGGTTCGGTGCCGCGACAGGCAATTACCAAATCGTCTGCGTTCATGAAGCGATATGCCTGAGCACCATCTTTATCATAAAACTCTACAGTTGTAAAGCCTAAACTCTTTGCTTGACTTTTTGCGTCCTTTAAGTTATTATAAGCAGTACTCGCAAGTTTTGCAAACAATAAGGATCTTTCTTTGAAATTCATCTCTGATATAGACATTATGCCCTCCCTCAAGTGTAGTACTCTTATTTATAACAACGCTAAATACATTATCGGAGCAACGCAATGAAAAAACGCACAAGAAGCATTTTAGAAGAACTCAACAGCTTTGGCCGCACATATAGTAGCGACAAACAAATTGAGACATCTGCTAATAATATCATCGAAAGTAGTATTAACTTGCTTAATAGAATCGCAAGTACATATGATGATGTAACAGCTGGCGAACTTGAGCGTAGATTTATCAATGCTATTAAAAGCGGAGATCCTAAAAAGTTTAGACGCGGTATCCAAAAAGTTATAGAGAGTAAGAATAATGACAGCAATTCTTAAAGAAGGCGGCAACGTATTTAAAAGTACAGAAGGTCCATTAACACAACGTATTGCTACTCAAGATGTACATCCTACGATTCAATTTATTGAAAAGATTACAGGCTTAGTATTTGATGAAGAAGATTGGCTAGGCACAACTGGTAAGAAGAATGACCCAGATGGAGCATTTGAAAAGAATAGCTCAGGTGACTTAGACTTAAACACAGATGCATCTAAAGTTAGCAAAGAACAACTAATTGCTAAACTTGCAGCTTGGTGCAAGGGACAAGGCATTCCAGACTTAGAAATTATGAACAAAGGCAAGGGGTTCGAAGCAGGTTGGATCAAGGACGCTGGTGACCAAGTTCACTTCCGTACACCTATCGACGGCACTGACCAAAAAGGATTTGTGCAAACAGACTTTATGTTTACAAACAATCCTAAATTCCAAAGAGGAGCCAAGCGTGGCGGAACAGCACAGTTCGGCGGAACAGACAGAGCAATATTGTTGTCAAGTCTAGCAAGAGGACGTGGACTAAAGTTTAGTCCTAAGTTTGGTGTTGTTGATCCTAACAACGGAGATGCTGTTGTTGCTGATGACTGGGATGAAATTGCATCGTTGCTATTAGGTAAAGGTGCTAAAGAAGCCGACACGCACACAGTTGAAAGTATACTTGCAAGACTCAAAGGCGATCCAGACTACGAACAGCTTATTGCTCCGTGGAAAGAAACAATGGAAAAGGCAGGCAAAGAAGTGCCTGAATCACAAGTTGAATCGTTGGCTGATAAACAGTTGCGTAGAATTAGAGAACTAAGTGGTGCACCATTGAACAGTGTTGTTATGAGTTCAGGAGCATTTAACAGATGAGATACCGTGATATTAAACTAGTTGAAAGTCGTGTATACCTTAAAGAAGGTGCTCGCATTGACCACGCAGAAGACATTGTGTTCTGGGAAGGTAGCCGCGGAGCAATTCGTGCATTAGAAAGCCTTAAGAGTTTAGAACAAGGGAAGCACACAAATGTTACTATTAAATGGGATGGCAGTCCTGCTATTATCTTTGGCCGCAACACTGACGGCGAGTTTGTACTCACAGACAAAAGCGGCTTTAGCGCAAAGGGTTACGACGGTAAGAGTAAAAGCGGCGACGACCTAGAACAAATGTTCTTAAACCGTAGTGGTGGTAAGAACAGAGAGAATCCGGGATATGTTTCTTTTGCAGGTAACATGCGAGGCATCTTTGATTTGTACGAACGTGCAACTCCAACAGACTTCCGCGGTTACTTAAAAGGTGATCTGTTATATTATAACACTCCGCCAGTAAAAGATAAGAACTTTGTGTTCAAGCCGAACATAGTAGAGTATGCAGTTGATATTAGCAGCGACCTAGGTAAACGTATTGGGTCTAGTATAACTGGAGTAGTTGTACACAGACTTATTGACGAAGATGGCAACGAAAGTGCAGTACCACAAGGCATAGACTTCCAGGGCAATGATGTATTAATATTTCCATCCGTGACTGTACAAAAATCACCAGAGATTGAAGACGAAGATATTAATCAACTTAAAGCAGCAGTTGCTAAGAATGCAGGTGCAATTGATAAACTGTTGGATATTGCAGCACTAACAGAATTAAAAATATCAGACTTTGCAAAAGTGCTTTATGCATATACTAACGGTAAAGTTGATACAGGTTTAGAAAACTTAGGCTCAGACTTCTTTGACTGGATGGCAAGTTCTAAACTATCGCCGAACAAACAAAAGAACATTGCAACGCACATACAAAATAATCAAGCAGGGTTTGATGCAATATGGCAAGTAGTGTCAGGTATCATGCAGATCAAGGACAAAGTGATTGCTCAATTTGATGCACACGATGCAACCGTAAAAGCAAACATACCAGGGCACGGCGCTGGTGGCGAAGGATACGTACTAGCACATCCAGACGGTGACGTTAAATTAGTACCTAGAGAATTTTTTACAAGAGCCAATAGAGCCGTACAAAGATAAGGAATTGCAATTATGAAAATGAATGAAATATTAGCCGAAGCTAATTTTGAAATGACGCCACAACAGCGTAAATTAGCAGACTTCGGACGTATACTAATGAGTCAAGCAGCGTCAACCAAAGACGATGCATTATCAAATACTATGTCACGAGTTGGTAGTTCTCTAACAGATTTTGGTACATTGTTTGGACCAAAGAATCTAGCAGATGTTGTAAAGAAAGCCGGAGTTAGTCCCGAAGTTATTAAAAAACTATTGGCTTATGCAGACAAAATACAAAGTCAGCAATCAGCGTTAACTAAAGATCATAAACAAGGTGGCCTAGACGATACTGATCAAAGCGATACTGATCCTGATGAGTTTGCTGATCCGTCAGATGACGGGAAAAATGCAATGCGAGCAGACAAATACGCAAGTCGCGCAATAAAAGCAGCAAGAGCTAAAAGAGCATAATGGATTTTATTAGAGCAATTGTAAACGAGTCTACTCTCATCACTGACGAAGATGTAGACAAGTTTCTAGAAGATTTAAAAATTTTAGATGAACCGCGATATACAGCTCGTGAATGGGCGATCATGGAAGGCGGGCATGATATTTCTGATGCTGCTGACAGTGTTTATATAAACGAAGCTGCATTTGACAGAATTGCTAAAAGAGTTGAAAGTAGAAACATAATCAACTACAGACTTATTGTTGGTGCTGAGAATCTAATGCGAGTAAGGTTATTTTTAGAACTTGCTAAAGAAGGTAAGAACATACCAGCAACGTATGTTAAAGGAATGCAGCCTGCTATTGAAATGCTAGATGACATTGTATCAGCAGGTCCAGGTTTTGTGCAATTACTAAGAGTGTTACACAAAAGAGCTCAAAAAAGAGGCTAAGAACAATATTTTTGTCTTAGAGGCTAAATACATTACAAGAACTTCACAGAGTGTGAAGGTCCATTAGATCATAGGAGAATATAAAATGGCAGAGTTCACAAGAGTAAACGGCACAGGTTTCGACCACAGCGTAGCATATGGTACAGCACAAATCATTGCAATCGAAATCGATGCAGGTGTTGACCTAACAGCAAAAGACGGTATCGGCGGAGCAGTTGAAACTATCGTTAGAGAGTTTTCACCACTAATGTATGAATCAACTGGCACAGCTGGTAAGATTTTTGCAATCGTCGACGGCCACGCAGTTGATGCAGCTGGTATGACACTTCGTCTACAAGCCCTAGGCACAGTAGACGGTGTTAATCTTTCAGCAGCAACCGTAGTTGTACGTACATTGAGTACATTCAACGCAGCATAAATCCTAACTACCTTAGGAACCGTGCTTCGGCACACTGGGCTCACTTTTAAGTGGGCCCTTTTTTTATGGCTGTAAATACAGTATGAAATTTACATTAACCACAGTTGTTGACATTACAGAATCCAATGCCCGGCGCGGCGACGACAAGCGACTTATTAATCAACAAGCAAACTATTATACCTTAGTACAAACTATTGGACTCAGAGTTAATATAAATCCTATTAGTTGTAGCTCGCAAGTAAGCAACATTGACAAGTTTGGATTTGGATCAAACACAAAAGGAAAACAACGTTACTGGGAGTTTGCATTTGAAGTCGAGTACGAAGATGCATTAACATTAGACATGTTAATGTCAGACTTTGACCTTGTTCCTATTATTACAGAGCTTGACGAGACTGCTAAAATCAATAACAATATATTCCGTACCAATCACCCAAATGACACTAATATAGTGTTTAAAATCATTGAAGAATGATAAATACATTTGTAGCTTAAATTAAGCTAACAGGCATCTTACAAACATAACAAAGGCTAACTAAGAGTTTACTTTACCCTACAGAGTGTAGGTTTTTACGGAGAATAAGATGTCAGTTACTACTGAATTAGAGAGAACGAACCTTGAAGCACACGTTGACTTATGTGCAATACGCTACGAAGCATTAGAAGGTCGCCTAGGCAAAGTCGAAACAAAAATCGACAATATACATGACGATATGATCAACGGTCAGAAGTCAATCACAAAAGTGCTAATCGGCACAGCAGGCACAGTAGTTGCCAGTTTACTATCCATCGTTATTGTAATTTTAATGCAGTAACCTTCCGCTCTCGATAAATAACTATATGTTATTAAGAGAGTTTACAAAACCACTAGAAGAAAAACAAGTATGGGCCCGCAAGGGAACAAGTCTTGTGCGCAAGTACAGATGTACAGGCGGCACTCGTAATGGTCGTATTGTGGCAGAACCTACACAGTGTTTTGCTCCAATTGATGTTAAACAACGAGCATTAATGAAACGCACTAGAGCACGCTTAGGCAAGAAGATGGCACGCAAAGCAAAGAAGACTAAGCGTACAAATCCAGCAAGTATTAGGTTATCAAAAGGCCTGAACAAATGAAAGCAGCCGAATTTGTAATAGAAGCTACTAGAGCATATGCAAAATCTGGAGCATCTCAAAGTCTAAAGTTTAGATGCACTAGTGGCCCACGAAAAGGACAAGTTCGTGCAAGTCCTGCAGCATGTAATGCTCCAATAAATATACAAAAGAGTAAATCATTATCATTAACTAAAAAACGTCAAGGCGGAATGATGACACGTAAAGCAGGTATCACAAAAGCAACTAATTCTGTGTCAAGACGTGTAAAATCAATGAATAAGCCGAGAAGCAGAGGAAGAAAGAAACTATGAAAATTTTTGAATTAGATCAACAAATGGGAATGACTCCTCCGGCAGTTCCAGGACAACCAGCAGTTC